ATGAAAAATAATCCGGAAGAAGAAAGTGTCGGGCGCAGAATCGATTTCAGCGCCCCGCCATCCCGAACCGCGACGTCGCATAATCCGGTGTCCTGTTCCGCCAAGGCATATTTCGAGGGGATTATTCAATCTTGCGACGACGCCATCGTCAGCAAGACCCTTGATGGCGTGGTCACCAGCTGGAATCCCGGCGCCGAAGCCATCTTCGGCTATACCGAAGAAGAGATGCTGGGCCAGCCCATGTTGCGCCTGTTCCCCGTTGACCGGATCAATGAGGAAGCCCTGATACTCGAGAAGATCATCAACGGTGAGCGCGTCACGCATTTTGAAACCGTGCGCATCTGCAAGAACGGTTCGCCGATCACCGTATCGGTCACGATCTCTCCGATACGTGACGGGCAAGGAAGGATCGTCGGGGCCTCAAAAATTGCGCGCGACATCACCGGGCAGTCGCATCTGGAGACGATCGCAGAGCAGTTCCATGCGCTGGTGACTTCATCCGACGACGCCATCATCAGCAAGACGCTCGACGGCAAGGTCACCAGCTGGAATGCAGCTGCACAAGCCATGTTCGGCTACAGCGCCGAAGAGATGCTGGGCGAGCCGATGCTGAAGCTGTTTCCGGAGGACCGGCAGAATGAGGAATTATTCATTCTGGAAAAAATGCTGGCCGGCGAAAAGATCGATCATTTCGACACGGTTCGCCTGCACAAGGACGGATCGCCCATCCACGTCTCCGTCACGATCTCACCGATCCGCGACAAACAAGGCACGATCATCGGCGCGTCGAAGATCGCGCGCGATATCACGCTCCGGAAAATCGCAGAAGCCAACTTCCACCTGACCTCCAGCGTTTTTACCCATACCAGTGAAGGGATCGCCATTACCGATAGCCGTGGCGTCATCATTGAAGTCAACCAAGCGCTGACATGCATTACCGGCTATTCGAGGGACGAACTGATCGGCCGCACGTCCGACGTCTTCAGGTCAAGCCGTCAGGGACCCGATGTCGAAAAGGAAATACTGACTAATCTGCTGCAAAACGGCCATGCCCGGTCTGAAATCTGGAGCCGGCGTAAAGACGGAGAATCGTATACGGGCCTGCTGACGATCAGCGCCGTAACCGATGAATCGGGAAAGACGCACAAGTACATCGCCTTGTTTACCGATATAACCTCGTTGCGAAAACAACAGGAAAAGCTGGAGCACATCACCAATTTCGACGTGCTCACCGATCTGCCGAACCGTCTGCTGCTGTCGGATCGCTTGCGGCAAGCCATGCACATGAGCAAGCGCAACGGCAAGGATCTGGCGCTTCTGTACCTCGACCTGGACGGCTTCAAGCAGGTCAACGATGAATACGGACATGAAGTGGGCGACGCGTTGCTGGTCGGACTCTCGCAACGCATGCAATCCGCCCTGCGTGAAGTCGATACGCTCGCGCGCATGGGCGGAGACGAATTCGTTGCGGTTCTGGTCGATATCGACGGTGCCAGGGAGCTCGATTGCCTCGTGGGGAGAATCCTCAAGGCTTGCTCAGATCCTATTACCATCGGAGATCATGTGATCCAGGTTTCCGCCAGCATTGGCGTCACTCTTTTTCCGAATGATGATGTTGACGAAGATCAGCTCATACGACATGCCGATTTCGCAATGTATGAGGCCAAACAATCAGGGAAGAACAGATTCCACATCTTCGATGCAGCGCGGGACGCGGAAGAAAAAGGCCGGGATGCACAACTGCGCCGGCTGTCACAGGCGTTGGGACACGATGAGTTCGTTCTGCATTACCAGCCCAAGGTCAACATGAGAACTGGCGCCATCATTGGCGCCGAAGCGCTGATCCGCTGGCAGCATCCTGAGTTGGGGCTGCTTCCTCCGGCATCGTTTTTGCCGCTGATCGAAGAACATCGGCTCAGCGACGAGGTCGGGACCTGGGTCATCGGACAAGCACTTGCACAGATGAGCGTCTGGAAGAAAATGGGGCTGACGCTGGCGGTCAGCGTCAATCTGGGACCGAGACAGCTTCAGCAAGCAGATTTTTCCTCAATGCTCATTGACATGCTGGCACGCCATCCCGATGTCGATCCCGAAGACCTGGAACTGGAAATTCTGGAAACCAGCGCCCTGCAGGACATCGTAGCCGTCTCGCAAGTGATGCGGGTATGCCGCGATCTCGGTATACATTTTTCCATTGACGATTTCGGCACCGGCTACTCGTCGCTGACATATCTGAAACGTCTGCCGGCGGAAACGTTGAAAATTGATCAAAGCTTCGTGAGAGACATGCTCAGCGACCAGGAAGACCTCGCTATCGTACGCGGGGTCATTGGTCTTGCTGAAGCGTTTCATCGCAAAGTCATTGCCGAGGGCGTGGAAACCATTGCACACGGAGAGGAATTGCTGCGCATCGGCTGCGAGCTGGCGCAAGGATATGGCATATCAAAACCCATGCCCGGGGCATCGCTCTTTGAATGGATAGGTTCCTGGCAGTCTCCGCAGGAATGGAAGAATGTTCGTTGACGTACCGGCTCCCGGCCACGCACCTCATCGCACCTCATATTGCAGCTATCGTCTACAGCGTCACCAGCATGGCAACCACCGCGATTGCCATCATCAGCGCCGCGAGCCAGCCGAGTACTTGCAGCTTGCGCCTGATCACGAATGTTCCCATGATGTCCGTCCGCGAAGCCATCAGCATCATCACCGTCATGATCGGCACCGAAATCACGCCATTGACGACGGCACTCCAGTACAAGGCCTTGATGGGATCGACGGCGCTGAACCCAAGGCCGGTACCCACCACCGTCGACACGATGATCACGCCATAAAAAGCCTTGGCGGCATGCAGTTTGCTGTCCAGGCTGTTCTTCCATTCGAAGGTGCCTGCCATGGCATATGCCGATGCGCCGGCCAGCACCGGAATGGCAAGCAGGCCGGTGCCGATGATGCCCGCGCTGAACAGGAAGAAGGCAAATTCGCCGGCAATCGGTCGCAACGCCGTTGCCGCCTGCGCCGAGGTTTGGATATTGCCCACTCCGTGCAGATTGAGCGTGACCGCGGCGGTAAGGATGATGAAGAAGGCGACCATGTTCGAGAACCCCATGCCGATATAGGTATCGAGCTTGATGCGTCGCAGGTTGGCTCTGGCCTGCTGCGGCGCCCTGATCAGCGGTGCGGCGCCCGGTGTCGCCAGTTGCTCTTCCACCTCCTGCGACGCCTGCCAGAAGAACAGGTAGGGACTGATGGTGGTGCCGAAGACGGCAACCACGGTTGTGATGTATTCCGTCTTCCACGACAAATGCGGCATGAAAGTGCGCAACGCCACTTCCGTCCACGGCACATGGACCACCAACGCCGTCGCCACATAGGAAAGCAAAGCCAGTGTCAGCCATTTGAGGATGCGGACATAACGCTTGTAGGGCAGGAATACCTGCAGCAGCAGAGACAATAGTCCGAACCCCACGGCGTAAAGCTGGCTGGGACCGCCCACAATCAGATGCAAGGCGTCGCCCATGGCGGAGACGTCGGCAGCGATATTTATCGTATTGGCCAGCAATAACAGCGCGATGACGGCGTACAAAAGCCATTTGGGGTAATACAGGCGGATATTGGTGGCGAGACCGTGACCAGTCACGCGACCGATGCGAGCGCTGACGATCTGGATGCCGACCATCAGCGGATAGGTGAACAACACGGTCCACAACATGCTGAAACCGAATTGTGCGCCGGCCTGCGAATAAGTCGCAATGCCGCTGGGATCGTCATCTGCAGCGCCGGTAATCAGACCAGGTCCCAGCTTCTTCAGCCAGGAGCCGCCCTCTTCTTGTTCTTGTCCTTGCCCTGCAATATCCATATGCCGATCGATTTGTTCGCCGACCACACTGCGGTCGGCTTGCGGACGCCCCGGCTTGCCATCAGCAGCCGACGCACCAGACGTTGCCCTACAAAAATAAGTGCAGACAAGTGGGCAAGACGGTGAACTTTACCATCGAAACATGCATGCAACGATGCGGACTGCGTTAATGTTGCATGCCCCTGTCCGGCACTGCTGATCGTCACAGGTGTTTTGCACGCACTGTTCGCGCCCCGGATTATTGAATGAGGGTGAACCACGCCGGACCGGACGGCAAAGATGCCGCCGCCCGACGCCGGTTAAAAAAAGACGGTCTGACGAAGTCGTGAAATTCAGCCGAACGGCGGATAGACGCCATCGTCACCGGTATTGCGGGTCATGATGTAGTACATCAGCGCGCCAAACGGCTGGCGGTTTTCGTGGGCATCGGATCCGCCCTCGATGGCCACGATCGTGTTCTGCATCTTTGAGTCGGTACTGCCTTTGACAAAGATCGGGGTCTCCGGCACCGCCAGGCTGTAGCCGCTGGCCGGTGCATTCGATCGGTTGTCGATGGTCTGGCCGGACACCGGATCCGTGGTCTTGGGGATGCTGAAAAAATTCAGTCCATGACCATGTTGCGGCGCGTTCGCATCGGACAGCGTCACCTGATTGACGCCGAAGGTGCCGCCCATCTTGCGTTGCGTCAGCCCTGCTCCCTGCCCTTGACCGCAAGCAGCGCGGCCCGTCAGGTTGGGAAGGCGAAAGTCGTTCGTGCCGTCGCCGCCATAGCTATTGCCGATCAGGGAAAACAGCGGGGCAAAGTCTCTGACATGCAGGGCCGTGCCGTCGCACGGCAGCCAGCCTGGAGGCGCATAGCCAAAGCCGAAAAGTTGAATTTCACCGATGAATGCCATGTTGTCGATGCTCCTGTATGACGGTCTTAGGTTTTGGAAGGGAAAATTCCGCGGGCGCAGATGCAATACGACAAGGTCAATGTCGGCATCGAATTTTCATGCGGCGTGGAACCGCCGGCAACGGACGTCGTGCTGCTTGCCGTCGTTCCGGAAACGGCGGCGCCGATTTTTTCAGGCGCCACGTAGAGATTGTCGTCAGTCATCCGGCTCAGCAACCCGCCCTCCGGCGTTGCCGCGTTGGCCACGTCGCTGCTCACCGAGAATGGATGCGTATGCGCAGGAAGATGCGCTGGCAGTAACGTCACCGCCTCGCTACCGCCGCGCGTGCCGAGATAGCGTTGCGTCAGCTTGCCTGACCTGGCCATACCCTGCCCCTGATGCACCGGCACGCGGCCGCGCAAGTCGGGCACGCCAAACTTCACTACGCCGTCGCCGCCATAGGTGGTGCCAAGCAGGATGAACAAGTTGTCGTAATCATTGATGTTGACGAGGCTGCCGTCGCAAGGAAGCCAATTGACCGGCGTCCGGCCGAAGGCAAACATGCGAATTTCTCCAATCATGGGGCTAGGCATGGCGGATAGTCCTGTGTGAAAAGTGAAAGTGAGAAAGAGTCATCATTGACGCGGCGGATAGATGCCGTCCACCGCGATGCAATAACTGATGACCTGGAACGGTTGCATGTTTTCATGACCGGTGCCGCTGCCGACGCTGCCGACCGCGTTGGCGGCCAGTTTCACTTTGCCGGCACTGCCGTTCTGATAGATTTTTTTGCCCGTGCACAAGCCAAGGACATTCCCGATGGGGACGCGCAGAGCGCCGTTGAGCGTTTTTGTCGCGTTGATGTCGTGCGTATGCCCCGGCAATTGCGTTGCCGTCAGCGCGACCGTCTCGGCGCCGTCGAGCGTACCGGTGTTATACGGTGAAGGCTGCCACGCGCCGTCCGCCGACACACCGGCGCCGACCGGCGTTCTGCCGCGAATGTCAGGCAAGGCGAAATTGGTTGTGCCGTTGCCGCCGTAACGCGTGCCAAGCAAAGAAAACAAGGCCTGGTACGAGATAACCGGCAAGAGTTGCCCATCGCAAAGGGCAAAGCCTTTTGGAACGAAACCAAAACCGGTGGTAATGATCTGTCCCAGATAGTATTCACCATCCATTTTTTCATTCTCCCTGATATCGCATTTTTTGCATTGTCGGTGAGCCATCCATCCCGGCAGGCGAAACACGAAAGAAAATCATTTTTGGAAGAACGGTGAAAATTTCCATCGCACGCCATGCTGTTTTTCTTGTTGCTTACGTGTTGCGACTCCCTGAATTTTCGCAAGAATAGGCATCGCGAAATAGGTCGTCAAGCGTAATTTCCATAGTGTGATTTTTATTTGATTTATTTTTTCGATTGCTTAAAAAGTGAGACGGAGTGTCAAGGCCGGGAAAAAAACTGGCATAGAATTACGTGCAAAAATTTTAAAAAACAATGTTTCAGCAACGCCAATCACTATTGCGATATAGGTCAAAAGGCGTCGGCGACGCACAGAAGGATTAGGGCTATAACCGCGGCATCTCCGCCGCGTGGAAAAATGAAAAACCGCAAGGATGATTCAGATCTGTTGGCTTGGCCGCTGTTTCACAGATCGCCGTCCGCGAGCGGCTTATATAGTTTCTCTGCCTTCTGCAGTAAATTGAGGACCTCTTCGATTTGAGCGAAAGTAAATTTCCGTTTCTGATTCAAGAACCCATAGGCCCGCTGCAGGATTTCTGATACTGGCGAGTCATCGCCATGGAAGGCCAGTTGTTCTTCTTTCGTCGTCGCACTACCTTTTTCTTGAGGATCGCCGTCTTCAGGCCCCACATTTGAAATCATATAGACAAACCTGTCGATTCCTTTCCAATTTCCAAACAATGTTTGCAAGCTCGACGGACAGACGGTATGGCTTATCGCTTTCTCGCAAACATCATAAAAACGAAGTAAATAGCTCTTGGGTATTTTATGCCCGAGGTGCATCACCTTTGCCTCTTCTCCCGACAAACTTTTACTATTCTTCGCTTTCTTATTCGCTCGTTCTATTTTTCTTAGGATCCGCTTAACACCTGGCGGTTTGTCGCTCTTACCATTTTTTTCTTCCAGAGATGCAGATGGGTCATACCAAAATCTTTTGGATGTTATCGAAGAAGAGGACCGCGTGGACGCTACGCTGGCAACCGGACGGGCCGATGGTGACGATGGTGATCCATGGTGCGCAGGAGGCGCACTATGGGCCACCGGCTGATGTTGCGATCTTTTTGACGGGGGAGGAACTTGGCCTGCCGCGGGAGTCTTTGTTGCCGGCAGAGGCCGCGCCGCGGAAACTGGAGCAACAGACGGAGTTGAAGCGGAAGGTCCATGGTACGCAGGAGGTGCACTGTCGATCACCGGCTGATGTTGTGATCTTTTTGACGGTGGAGGAACTTGGCCTGCCCTGGGAGTCTTTGTTGCCGACAGAGGCCGCCCCGTGGAAACTGGAGCAACAGACGGAGTTGAAGCGGAAGGTCCGTGGTACGCAGGAGGCGCACTGTCGATCACCGACTGATGTTGCGATCTTTTTGACGGTGGAGGAATTTGGCCTGCCCTGGGAGTCTTTGTTGCCGGCAGAGGCAACGCCGCGGAAGCAAGGAGCCTAGACGAAGAGGTAGAACTATCGCGCGTAGGAGGCGCGGTCCCAGGTCCGTGTTCGGCTCTGAAAATGTCTGCAATAGCCACTGAACTTTCGGATGGTTTGTTATCCGCGATGGGCGTCATCGGAGCCGGTATCAAGGAAATGCGTCTGTAAATGGGAGTGCCATCTTTTGCCCGCCTGCCTGTGTCTTCATAGAGCCTTGCATCGGCCGTTTCTTCAGACGTATTTATATCTGGATATATCTTTGAATCGAACGTCAACCAAAAACATTGGACAACGGATGCCGCATCTCCATTTGGTTGTACGAGATTATTTTTCTGGGGATGCTCTGCTATTGCAGCCCTTTGCATTGGCGCGCTACTTGTCGAAACAGCCATCGCCCTTTCCCCCATCGCATCGGCCTCCGCCTCCAGCCCTCCGTCGTCGTTGACCTGCACACCGGATTTCATCTGCAAAGTCGGCTTCACCCTGCCCTGCGCCTGCTGCACCACGTGCCAGGCTTCATGAGCCAGGTGTTTCTCCTGGCCCGGAGCGAGATAGATGTTGCTGCCCTGGGTATAGGCGTGGGCATGAATGCGTGCCGGTTCCGGCGAGTTGGTGTGGACCTTGACGTGATCCATCGACATGCCCGATAGCGTTTCAATACCGCTTTTCAATGTATCCGGCAGGCCGTTTCCCGATGTCGCCTCGCGTTGTGCGGTGGCCATGCCGGCACGCGCGCTGTTGCTGGCGACGTCGACCATGCGTTGCAGGCTGGCGGCATGTGCGCTGTTGCTACGCGACGCTGCGGACGGATGATCGAGTCCGCTTGCCGGCCTGGACGCGCTGTGCGTCGGGGTGGACCGGGCTGCTTGCGCGGCATGCTGTTGTTGCGTGTCTTTCATTTTTCCTCCTGCATTCCGATGTTTACTGCGGCACGCCTGCGTCGCCAAAAATCACCGGCTGACTCAGGCCGTTTGAACCCGCACAGGCGGCTCAAGCCGGAGCTGCGTCGCTTCCTTCCATTCCAGTGCCGGCTCATACTGCGGATCGATCTGCAACGCCGCGGCTATGCATTGCGCGCTGGCCGGAAACTGCCCCAGCTGGGCATGGCACATCGCCAGGTTGAACAAGGTGCCGGCATCGTCGCCATACAAACGCAGCGAATGTTCCAGATAAAGAATCGCTTGCGCATAGTGTTCGATCTGGTACAGCAGGCTCGCCAGCGCAAAGGCCAGGTCGCGCTCTTCACCCAGGTGGTAGTAACTGTTCCAGACCGACGTCGCCATGGAGGCAACGTCATGTCTGAGCGGACCATCGAGCGTCGTCGCGTGCTGCATGAAGGCCTCGTAACAACCCCAGAAATTGGCGGCGTCCCAGCCGCTCATGCGGATGTAGGCCAGCAGTTGCGCCAGCGACAGCTGTTCTGCATTGCCCTGGATGAAGCGCTTCAGGACAAAGAAATCGTCCGGATTGATCCGGCACAGATGCTCCGAGAATGCCTGTTCGGTTTCCGCAAACAGATCGTCCTGGAGTTCCGACGCCGCATGCTCGTCGAACAGCAGCGCACAAAACTGCAGGCTGTGATGACGGTGCGGCGGCATTAGAACGCGGCCGCCATGCTCCTGCGCATACAAGCCGATTGCATGGTAGTTGACCATCAGCGAGATGCTGCCGTGGTTGGCGATATCCGGCGCGGCGGCGGCAAGCAGATCCTCTTCGCGGCTGATGCCCTTGTCGGCTGAGATCAGCATCAGGCGGTTGTTGCTGATGTGGCGCAAATAGTCCAGGCAGCGCAAGGCTTGTGTCGGCAAAAGGATATTCGCCGCAGACAGCGTCTCCCGGTAGAACGTCAGCAAGTGGTTCAGCGCCGGCTCGGCATAGTAGTTGCCGTCGCGCACCGGCACATGGGTAAAGTCGGCCTGCACACGCTCAAGCAAGCTGATGTCGTCGGGATCGGTCTCGGCGGCGTCGCTGTGCAGGCTGATCAGGCTTTCGTAGAGCACGCCGTCTTCGACGTAAAAGGCGTCTTGCCCGATGCTGTCGAATACGTAGTTGGCCAGCACCACCAAGGGGTTCGCAATCTGCCCCGCCGCCAACATCAACCCGGAATGCAGCAGCACGATGTCTTGCGGCTGGACCAGATCGATCAGCGCGAAATCGAGTTGCCCCTGCGCCACGTAGCTTTGCAGCGAGGGATGCTGACGCCAGAATTGCAGATTCTTTTCCGAGAAATCGCTCATCACGAAGGTCACGCGCGCCTCGCGATGCACCGATTGCTCCAGCATCGAAAAGAAGTAGGTCAGGAAGTGATACGAAAACCTCCCCGAACCGGCGCCCAGCTCCAGCACATACAACGGCGTCTGCGGGTCATGGCGGGCGTCGCGCAATACGTCGCGCAGATAGCCGAACACGAGTTTGGCGTAGGCCTGCGCGACGAAGGTGTTGCTGGTGACGTAATGCGGCACGATGCTCCGGCGCCAGGCGTCGATGGTCTGTTCGCTGTAGAACCGTCGCTGCAGTCGCCAGAGCATCGACGACGACAGCCGCTGGTTCTGTTCCAGCGCGAACCGGGGAACCGTGCTTACTTTCATGCCTGGCGGTGCTGATCCAGTTCGACCACGGTGTCTTGCGGGTCTTCGGTTTGATCGGCGAGAAGCTCTTGCAAGACCGTGATCGCGCCCTGGATGCGGAGCATGGTTTCCTGCAACTCGGTTTGTTCCGATTGCAATTCGTTCAGGCGGGTTTTGCCTTTGGTGAATTCCAGCCGGAGTTCCGCAACGCGTTTCTGCAATTGTTGGTACATGATTTTTTCCTTTTTATGGTGAAGAACTAGACAAGTGAAAAACCTATTCCTTGAGTACTTATGTTCTTATGGATTCTTGCATTACAGATAGCGATGAAAATCATCGGACGAGTCTAAGGCTTCGCCCTTCAACGAGTGTATTTTGATAATTCCATTGACTCTCCAAAGTATGCGTAAAAATCCGTGACCGTTGTGACTCTTTGGATCGATGAAAAAGACGAAGTCTCCATTGTCAATCAATTTTTCTTTCAAACCTTCGAAGTCCTCGCACAAAGTCTTTGCCCCGGGCGCATGTCTGATGACGTTCTTGACGGTGACCGGACCGTTCAACATCGTATGTTCAGTCACAATCAACTCCCTGGAAAGAACTGCGTTTCCTACATCGATCGAAGTCTTAAAGACAGAGTGACTCTCAACCTCCAGTTCGTCTTGCAATATCGCTTTATTGCGCACCGTCAGCGAAGCACATCCAATCTCTACTGCTTCCAATGAATTGGTCAGAACAGTATTTGAAACCATTTCCTGAGCATCGATTTTTTGCGCGTCCAATGAGTTGTCAAAAGTCACACGGTCTTTGACATGCAATTCACCTTGCAAATCCGTCTTTCCGTTTACTGTCAAAATCCCAGAGGTGATGCCCGTGGTTACGGTCAGGGACGTACTCAGAACGGCCTCCCCATTGACTGTTAAGGAGCCTTCAACACTGGCATCTTGCGCGACGCTGAGACCGCCCTGTGCGTGCGTCATGCCCGTCACATGGATGGAGCCGGGCTCTTCTCCTACGATGACAGATTTTCCTTTCGCATCGAGAGACACTCTTCCTGCACCGGCCGCGATAGTCACATCGGAATCGCCTTTAACTGACGTGATCGTCGTATCGGCGATCGTCAGTCTTTCGCCAATTTTCAAGGTTCCATTAAGTTGAGTGTCGCCTGTCACCTCGACGCCGCTCCGCAACGTCGTCGCTCCCTGTACCAGCAACGCACCTGACGAGTCCCATTCCTTGCCGACGACGATTCCTTTCTTGTTCAAGACATAAAGCTCTTCGTCTCCGGACAGATGCATCCGTTTTGACAGGCTGGAGAAGGTCACGCAGTCCGGTGTCTGGCGCGCCAGGTTGGGGCCGATGTAGGCGTTGGGTGCACCGTTATATTGCATGTCGATATAGTGACCGGGACCCGTCAGGTCGATCGAGATGCCATTGCCGGCCCTGGTTGTCGACATGTCGCGGATCTTGGTATCGACGATGGAAAAACGCCCTTCTTTGCACAGCATGTGCGCCAGTTTGACATGCGCGTCCAGGATGTTCTTTTTGAGCTCGTCCGGCGTCAACGCCTGACTCACCTCGACAAGGCTGAATTGAATGGTGTCGGCGCTTCTGGTATCGCCTTCCCAGGTCGTTTTGCTGTCACCTGCTTTACTGCCGTCGGCGCCTTGCGTCGGCACGGAATAGCTTTCTCTGGCCCTTGGTATTTCCACTACCTGCATGCACAGGACGTAATTTCCGTCCGACAGCGCCGGCAAGGACAGTACCTTGACATCCTCCAGCCACAGCTCATGCCCGTGCGCATCGATGGCGGCGCCGGGCTGAACGCTCAGGGTCTTGCCGTCGTCTTCATTCACTGCCAGCGCAAAGCCTTGTCGCACTCCCGGAGAAAACAACTCCCGATTGAGCTGACGCCGTCGCATCAGATGGTATTGCTGCTCGGCTTGAAAGTCCTTTTCTTCGAGAAATTGACCGGCAAAGTAGTTGACGCGCAGATGCTCCATCTCGGCGTGGTCGTCAATGGGATGAATTTTTGGAGTCATGTAGAAACCTTCGGTGTGGTGTTGCTAGTGGTTAGGGGGGCCTGGCCCAGCATCATGTTGCCGACTGTGATCTTGCGTGCCTTGCGGTGGCCGACCTGGGCCGGACTTGCAATGTTTGCATCGGTGCGGGGCTGCAGCTGACCGTCTTTCCGGGTCAGATCGGCCACCTGAAAAGTCTGGAACCGCCCCTGCAATTTGTAATGGGTATGGGCCGGCTTTTCGCGATGTATCAGCGCATGCGCAACGCGTGTCAGACGCTCCATTTCATTGAAGTCGCGCACGTTGTAGAGGCTCAGCGAAACGACAAATCCATGTGGTTTCGTGTCTTGCCAGATGAGCGATGTCTGGCCGGTGAAATGTTCCAGCAGCGCCTTCATTCCCGCCAGCGTCCCGCGCTGCCGATAGCGGGACATGGTCTGCGCCACGAAGATGCGGTACTGCGCTTCTCTTTCGGTCGGATAATCGGCATCGATCGTCAGGCCCAGCCAGGCGGCCAGCCAGCGCAAGTCTTCAACCGGCGCCAGCGCCGGATCAATGGTTTCGGCGAGCCGGTCGATTTTCCCTTCGATGCCTGCGGGGCCTTTCGACAGCAGAATTTCTTCGAACGCCGCCAGGAAGTCCTCCATGGTTGGATCCTTCTGGATCGGGGGCGGGTCCTGGACCGGGCGCGGGGGCGGGTCCCGGAACAGGGCCGGAAGGCTGTCGAGTAATTCAGTGGTGCGAACGTCGTTCATGTCACTGTTCCTGTTTTTATTCCTGTTTCCTGTTCGTGCGAGAAACTGCACGTCACTTCCAGACCGATGTATTGGTGGCTGGCCGGCGTGACGCCGTTGGCCTCGCCCCCGAGCAGCTTGCCGTCCACGCTTAGTTGCAAGTCCGTGATGTAGTCCACGCCAGGAATCTTGCTGATCAGGGCGTACAGCGTCGACTTGTAGATGGCCTGCCCCAGTGGCCACCCACGCTGCTGCGGACCACCGGTTTCGATATCGAAATATGCCTGCAAAGTCTTTTCCACCAGCTTGCCAAGTGTCTCTCCGGCGCCGGCGCGGTATTCCTCCAGACACACCAGGCTGATCCTTAACTCTACCGGCAGCCGCTGCGCCGGTACGACATGCAGCGTCGCCGGCGCCTTCGCGCCGAGCAGACGGATGCTGGTGGTCAACGCCGTGACCCTGCTCAATGTCATCAGGATCCTGCGCGCCAGCGCATCGCCGCTCTCGGACTCCGGGCCGGAGCCGCCTGCCGCCACGACCAGTGTCACGTGACCCACCGCGGATGTGATTGCAATCCCCGTGTCGTCCTGCCTGGCTTTGCTGCGCGGCAGGCAACGCGCGCACACGGCGCCGGCCTTGCGCGCCAGCCGCTCATAGTCGGCGGCGGTGACGGCGCGTTCTTCCACCCGCATGGCGCGTATCGCCCCTGCCAGCGCCTCGTCGATTTGCTGCGGCGGCAGCGCGACTGCCTCGTCGGTGCTGCTGTTGCCTGCATCCGGCGACGGCTGGATCAGCCGTAAAAATACGTTCTTGTGCGCATTGGTGATGCGGTTGGTGCGATAGATCAACTGTTCGGTGACGGCGGCAAATGCCTCAAGGATGGTGATGCCCGGGTCCGAGGGGTTGTGATCGGTCCAGGACGGCGCCACGGCAGGAATCATGTTGCGTCCTTCGTCCACCAGGTCGGCGAACGTGCGGTCATCCAGATTGGGAAGTTCGATTGGCATGGCCTTACCTCAGGGTACAGGGACAGTTTGGATGGTCGGCGTGCCTGCACACACCAGAAAACGTCGGGTGCCGGCGATCTCTGCGTTGGCGCGAGCAACAAGTTCGGACGGGAGCAGTTCGAAATGACTGACGTGTTCGATATCCTCGAGAACGGCATAGAAGTCCGATTGTTGTGGCGCGCGTCCCCACATCCAGCCGTTCCCGCTGCGCCCGCCGGTCAGCGGATGCAGATAGGCGTCCAGCCGTTGCCGCACCTGCTGCTCTACGATGTCTCGGTAGCGCACCGAATCGATGTGCAAGGTTACTTTGACATCCACCGGCAGATACAGCGGGCCGGTCACTTCCACCTCAGCTTCGACGCAGGCGCGCTCTCTGAGATAGTCACGGACGCGACGGATCAGTTCGAGCGTCGGCAACGGCCTTGGCTCGGCGCCGTGCGGGACGATGATGACGCTGACCTGGCCGGCGCCTTCCGCTTGCTGGTGGTTTTCCAGCCGCTTGTAGGGTTTTGCGAGCAAATCGTGCAGCGGCACGCATCTGGCGCGCGCGACTTCGGTGCTGGCCTGCAAGGCCAGGTCTTCGTAATCGTCTTGCGTTACCGCACGCTGCCGGTGACGCAGAGAACGTGGAGCGCGTTCCAGCAACTGCTCAGGCTGTTCGGCTTCGCTGCCGCCGGCGGCGGCGAAATAATTGGTCACGGCGGCAATGTCGCGCGTGTTGGAAATCGGGATCTTCAGCAAGCCAGCGGCGACGTTGCCAGCCGTGCCGCCGCCGGCCCGATAGTGGCTCAGGCGTACGTTGCGTGCACCCGGCGGCGGCACCATGCCGCGCGTGCCATCGCCGAAACGCAGCTCGCCGCTTTGATGATCGAGGACGTAGTGGCGGTCTCCCGGTCCCGAGCCGAAAAAGTCGGGCACTTCCTGCCAGACCACCCAATTGGCGTCCGCGTCCCGCAACTGCGCGGCATTGGCGGGCGGCACTTCCAGCACCGCGACAACCGGGTCCGGCAATATCGGTGTCTTCGCAGCGACATAACGTTGACGCATCTGTCCGGTGCTGGAACCCAGCACTTCACCGACCACCGTCTCGGCCTGCACTACCGAGACGCTGTTAAGCGCCACGCCCAGCAATTGCGGCGGCGGCGTCTGTTGCTTGCCGCTGACACGCAAGGTAAAGAACATGACGCCGGGCTTCGCACCCGATTGCCAGTATCCGACCGGCGGTGTGATCAGGCGCACCACACCCGAGCGGGTCAAGCCGGCAGTATCGTCCTCGACGGTAATTTCATGGTGTTTCGGTGTCGCTCCGACGCCCTCGGCCACACTCCAGCGCAAGCTATTGCCGTCGTGCTGCTTCAGCATGCCGGCGGCAGTACGGGCCTCGTACAGCGGGCTGTCCAGCCAGAAGTGGAGTTCGACTGGTTGCCCTTCTTGTGGCAGAACACCGTCCGCAAGCATCAGGGTCAAGGAGTAGGAGTTGTCACCGGCGCGGTTGAACATCGGTACGGACTGCGGATGGCCATTGCTGTTGAGTATGGACGCCGGCATGGGCTGCACCTCGGGTGAGGTATCAGCCTGCATCGCGTGCAGACGCAGATTGCTGAGCCAGACGTCATGTTCGGTTTCGAAATTGCATCCGGGACTGGCGCCCTGCGCCGTCGACTGCAAACGCGTGCCGGCCGGCAGCAGCCGCCCGCGTGAACCGGTCGCTAGCGTGAACGTCGCCACCGTGCGCGCCGGTTGCGCCGGGATCAAGGTGTTACCCATTAGATCCAGAAAGGCCAGCAGACTCTTGTCGCGATTGCGGTTGAGGCGATCGATGATGTGTTCGCAATACTGCGAAAAGACGTGCACCAATGCGTCGCAGGCTTCGCCGCCATAGGGGAGATTCGACGTGTCAGAGCGCGGATCGCTCCAGCCATGTTTCTTGAGCGCCTCGTACAATCCGACGCGGGTCTCGGCGCGAATATCGGCGGCGCGGCGCGTATCCAGTGCGCGGGATCGTGCGGTCATCCAAGTTCTCCCGAGGCGAGATAGAAGGGATAGACCAGATTGTCGACGGTACCGGTCTGCTTGATGCGATAGGAGATTTCCACCTTCAGCCAGCCCTGATCCTGCGACGCGCCGGCCACTACCGACAACACGTCGATGCGCGGCTCGTGGCGCTTCAATGTCTCTTGCACCTGCTGCTGGACCAACATGACGGTGACCGCGTTCATCGGCTCAAACACCAGTCGCTCCATACCGCCGCCAAAATCCGGACGCATGACGCGTTCATTGTGCGCCGTGCGGAGGATCAGCACGATGGACTGCTTGACGTGTTCTTCCGCCGCGTTGGTCGCGAGCTTGCCGCCTTTCAGACGAAGGGGGAAAGCGATGCCGCTGCCCAGCATTTGCGAATCGGTGAAGGGGGTTGTTGCCATGGTTGTGTTTCCTGATTCTGTTTTCTTGAATTAGTCTCGGATGCTCTTCATTGGCCACTCGTGTCCAACGAGACGGGACCATCGCTACCAGCAATCGTCGCATTCACACCTATCGTCAACACTGCGGCACCACGAACGGTTACCTGGATGTCGTCTGCTGCAACGACACCCGGTAACAACAACGCGCAGCCTTGCGTGCAAGTTTCCTTGTCGACCACCACCGTTTTCGAACCGATCATAACGGTTGTATTTTGCGTTCCCGTCACCCAGATCCCCAGCATGAATGCATCGGGAGGCGGCGGCGTTATTTTGGGTGGATGTCCTTTGAAACTATGTGCAGGCGGCGGCACCACAGGCAGTTCGGGGGGCGGTGATCCCGGCAATAAGCGCACGAGTACCTCTTTCCCTCCGGCCAGCACTTTGTCTCCCAATATCAAGCTTCCAGAGAGATCCAATGTTCCGTTTAAATGCAATGTGCCCATGACCTCTACCCCTCCCCGGTAATCTTATTGTCCTCAATGACAGTTTTCGGACCACCCCCAACCGTCAGTTTTTTGCCAACAGTCAGCGTGCCGGTCACGTCCACGTTTCCCGTTAACTTGATATTTTCGGCCGTGATCGTGACAACATCCCCCTTGACCGACAAACTGATGCTCTGGTGTTTGGTAGCAATGTCGATCCGCTCTCCCCCCTCGAGATCGACCATCCTGATCTGGTTGCCGCCTCTGGTCTGTATCAGCTTGGTATCGTTGTCCTCGATGCCTTCCATGTCCGGCGCGGTAGCCTTTCCGCTGAGCAGACTGCCCAGCAAGACGAACTCCACGTCGGAACCGGTGACACAACCCAGCAGCACCTGATCGAGCAGCTCCGGCAAGAAGAACACGCCGCGGTTCTGGCCCGCCAGCGGCGTCGCCACGCGGCAGTCGAAGACGCCGTTGAGCGCCGGAATACGCACTGCCAGGCAGCCGTTGTGATCCAGTTTGAGCGAGTCGACCACGCCCACGTACATCGCGCCACTGAGTTCATTCATACATGCAGACATAAAGTGAAGTGGGTGCGGAAACCTTCCTTGCCAACCTGATGACGCACCGTCTGCACCAGGTAATCGCCGTCGAAACGGCCCATCTCTTTCAGCACCGCCACGCTGCCGACTTGCATCGACGGGTTGCCGGCAGTGCTGCCTTCGATGCTCACCAATTGCCGGCCGATGCGTTGCATCTCGACCATGCTGCGACGTTCGGCCTCTTCCTGATCGCGCGCCGAAAAACGGCGCACCTGCGCTTCATGCTCCAGCTGCCTGTTCGCCGCCACCGATATTTTTCCCCGAAGACCGCGCGTGCTGCGCGCATGCACCAGCGTTGCAGTGCGGGTATCCCAGCCCCGTGTTTCGACGGCCTCCACCTGCCCGGCAGTGCTCAGGCGGACGGAAAGGCTGAACAGATTGACGCCGGCGTGCAGCTCGAATTTATCCCGGGCCGGTGTGTCGCGGCGAAAGTACAAAGTGCGCTCGCTGACCCAGAAGTCGCAGCCGTATTCCTCCGCCAACTCCACCATGAAGGCCAGATTGCTCTGCCCGGACTGGAAACGCGGCCGCGGCCGCTCTATCTGCAACTCGCGAAAAATCCCGGTGTCGGTCGACAGGTGCAAGCCAAGCGCGTCCGCCATACTCTGCAAGATCTGCAGATCGCTCCAGTTCTCCTGATAGCGGAGAAGCACATTGCCCGCCGCTGCGGCGCTCAATGCGTCATGTCCTTCCACCACAATGCTCAGGCCGGTGTCGCCATCGAGATCGAGATTGAGCGCCGTAATGGTGCCCTCAATGACCGTTATCAGTTCATTTTCTTCATTGCCCAGCGCAATCTCCAACGCATTGCCTTCGCAGAACGGCCCCGTGTGCGGGTCAATCATGCTGAACAGTGGATCGTGGAGCTCCATGCTGAAACTGGCTTGCTGCTTGCTCGCCAAATTGATCGTGACGGCGGCGATGCAATCCTGCGTGGCACGGGGCAGCGGCGTGCCGTTGCTGCTGACACGCATGAACGGCACGCCCGGCGCTTCATTCGTCCACGACGAAACGGGCGGCAGGTCTGCGCGCGGACTCAAGGCACCCTCGGCAGATTCAGCGCGGTACCTTCGGCGACCTTGCGCGGATTGTCGATGTCGTTGGCTTCCGCCACCGCACGCCACTTGGTCGGATCCTTGTAGCGATCCTGCGCCACGTCGGGCAACTTCTGCCCGGTCTTGACCCGCACGGTGCGCGGAGGCTCGGCATTGACGTCGGTATTGGTCGCCTCCTGACCCTTGAAGACGACGTCCAGCGTGGCGCGCAGCGGGATGCCGGCGCTGTTGAAATAATCAAATTTGGATTGCACGCTGTCGAGGCAACAGCTGAAGACCAGCGATCCCCACATCAGATTGAGTTGCGGCGGCGCCTTGGTCTTTGCGTGCGGCAGCAACAGATTTTCGATCGGACGGGTGTGTTCGCGTACGTCGACACCGCTCTCGGTAGTGTCGAAAAAGAACGACGTGCTCAGGCTGCCCGCGACGCCGCTGACGTACTCCATCATCACCGACGCCTGCCCCGGCAGGCGGACCTCTTCGTAATGATTGCTGCGCGTCAGCTGATAACTCGGCGGATTGAACATCACAGGAATGATTTGCTTTCCCTCGTCGACATTGACGATCACGGCTTTGCTGAACGCTTTCAATTGATTCCCCTGGCTTCGCGTTCACGGCGTTGTTCACGCGTGATGATGCGCATGACACGTTGTGCGACGTACTCGATATCGCCGCGGCGCAGCGGCGCGTCAGCGATATTGCTGGTTGCGGCGGTGCTCGTCGGTGGCATAGGTGGAGAACTGTCACGTTGATAGACCGCCTGCGTGTGGCTGCCTGGCGTTGCAGGCGTGGCCGTCATCGCATCATGCTGGCCTCTGCGCGGCAGATCGAAACGCAGTGGAGGCGGCGCCGTCGTGGCAACTGCTGCGCGTGCCTGGTCGGATGGGACTGGAGACAACGCCCGCATGGCCTGGTCGTACAGCATGTCGCCGGGAGCCGGAGCCGAACCGGAAGATGCCGCGGCGTGCTGAGCAGGCATATCACGATCAGGCCAGGACATCGCGGGATGATCTGACGGTGGTCTCGTTTGTTGCGCTCGCACGGCGTTTTTTTGTTGCACAAGTGCGGAAAGATCCAGCGACGATTGCGGGGGCCTTACCAGTGCCGGAGGCGTCGCCGACTCGACAACATCGGTTCGACTACCGGGCATTGCAGATGCAGCCGTCGGCGATTCGGCCTGACGCATGCGCGGCATATCAGAGTGCAATGGCGCGGGCGCCACGGTCGAGGTTATGCGGTGCACCTTGTCCCGCGGGATCGCTGACAGGGTGCG